GACCACTCGGAAGGAAGCAACCCATGATGGTCGAACTCATACAGGGCCCTTGCGACGGACTGCTCTGGGAGGTGCCCGATGGCGAGAAGATCGTCATCGTGAATCAGCCGGGGATGTCTGCCGCCGAGTTCATCGCCGCGAGCGATCGCCCGGATCTGTTCGCCTTCGCCCAGGCGGTCCCCATCGAGCACGCCTATCGGTGGGATCCATCGCACCGGAACCCCGAGGGACTCCTGCGATTCGTCTACGCGGGGGTGCGCTCATGATCGCGGAGTTCTCTGGCGGCCCGATGGACGGCACGCGGCGCGAGCTCGATGATCTGGCCGGCGCCTACTGGATGCCGCGGGATTCGGTGTTCACTGGGAAGCGCAACGTGCATCACTACGTGCGGGTCAACAAGACGCACCTCGGCGCGGTGATCTTCGAATACACCGGAGCGACAGGAGCGAAATGATCGACATGTGGATCATCCAGATGACCTGGTGGCAGGCGATTCTGGCGGTGATCGTCGGGGTCGTCGGAGCTGCCCGCCTGACCCGGGTGGTCACCTACGACGATTTTCCTCCCGCCATGTGGTGGCGGATCAAGTGGGCTGAGATTACGCATGATGGCCCGTGGGCCAAGCTGTTCACATGCTCATGGTGCCTGGCCTGGTACATCGTGCTCGTCATGATGGGGACATTCCTGCTCACCTTCGTCTGGGTTTGGGCGGCGTGGCTGTGGTGGATCTTCTGGGGGTCGCTCGCGATGGCCTACCTCGCGAGCATGTGGGTCTACTGGGATGAGGGCAAGCCCGACTGATACACTGTCACCATGCATTCGCAGCGTGGTGAAGCGTTACTACTCGAGCGACTGCCTCAGCGTCCGGTCAATGACTGCTGGCCCTGGGCCGGCACGATCTCGAAGGGCGGGTACGGCATTGTCACGACAACCGAGGGTCAATATCGGGCGCACCGGCTCGCCTATGAGACCTGGGTCGGCCCTATTCCCGATGGCGAGACGATCGACCACGAGTGCCATTCGCGGAATCCATGCACACTGGGCGACGCCTGCCCTCACCGGCGATGCTGCAACCCGGCGCACCTGCGGCCACTCTCGAACGTCGAGAACGTCATGGTCGGGCTCTCTCCTGCGGCCCAGAATGCCCGCCGAGAGACCTGTGTGAATGGTCACGAGTTCGATGCGACTCGGATCACACCTGCAGGCAACGTGGGGAGGAAGTGCATGACTTGCCAGCGCGACCTCGAACATGCGTGGCGGGCGCGCCAACTACGGAAGGGCAAGGTCGGAGTGTGTTCGACCTGCGGGCGAGAGATGGCGTGGCAGAACCTTTCTCGGCACAGCGCTCGGCACCGGAGCGACAGCGAGTAGCATCGGGGCAGGTCGGACGCCAGCCAGCTGGGTTCGCAGCCTCCACACAATGTCAGTCATCGGCGTTCTGCCGACATTTCGGAGGTCACAATGTCAGTCCGCGCACAGTTCTGGGTCCAGAAGGTCACCAAGCAGGCGGCATCCGGTGGTGAGTTCACCCGCACCGTCGAGCTCGCGCCTGTCGTCCGCTCCACCGGTCAGCCGGGGTACAACCCGGAGGGCAACATCGACTGGTCGAAGTACACCCCATCCGGCCGCGTCGAGCTGACCATCACGAAGGATGGCGCCGGCGAGTGGTTCGAGGAGCGCATCGGGAAGGATGTCGCGATCACCTTCGACGATGTCGCCCCGGGCGAATAGGCGCGCCGCGCGGTAGGATGCGGCCGGAAGGGGTGCGTTCGAGCGTGCCTCCCGGGATGAGGGGGCAGAATGCCACGGCCGTCGAGTTTCAGGTCCGAGGTTCTCGCCCAGCCGGCACAAGTTGCCGTCTATGCGGCGGCAAAGAACTACACGATCGGGAAGGCGCGCAAGGGTGTCCCCGGCAACGGCGGACAGACGATCGGCGAAGGGTGGCAGGACGCCGTCTGGGACTTCTACGACGAGGTCGGTGAGTTCCGCTACGCCGTGGACTGGGTGGGCAACCTGCTCTCCCGCGCCATTTTGCACGTCACGGAGAACGGCGCTCCCTCGACCAATTCCGTCGCCGTCGAGGCGATGGCCGCACTCTTCGGCGGCCCCGAGGGGCAGTCAGAGATGCTCCGCTCACTGGGCATCCACTACACCGTGGCGGGCGAGGCCTACGTGGTCGGCGTGGATCAGGGTGACGCGGACGGCTGGTACGTCGTCGCGTCGACCGAGATCCGGCGCTCCGGCGAGAACACCTTCAAGGTGCCCGGCCTGAATCTCGAGATCAGCGACGGCGACTCCCTGGTGATGCGACTCTGGCGCGCACACCCCCGGCAGCCGTGGAAAGCGAATGCGCCGTCCCGCGCCATCCTTGCGATCCTCTCCGAAATCACCAAGCTCACCATGCACGTCGCCGCGCAGCTCGATTCCCGACTGACCGGCGCCGGATTGCTGATCCTGCCCAGTGAGATGTCCTTCCCGACGGTCCCCACGGGGGACTCCACGGACGAGACCTCCGCACCCGCCTCCACCGGAGCGCAGGGCTTCGTCGACATGCTCATCAATGTCATGGAGACAGCGATCGGCAATCGCCAGGACGCCTCCGCGCTGGTGCCGATCGTGCTACAGGTGGCCGGCGAATACATCGACAAGGTCCAGCACCTGACTTTCTGGTCTGAGCTCGACAAGCAGGCGGTCGACCTGCGCAATGAGGCGATTCGCCGGCTCGCACTCGGCATGGACATGCCGCCCGAGGTGCTCACCGGGATTGCAGACGTGAACCACTGGGGCGCCTGGCAGGTGGACGAGTCCTCCATCAAGGCGCACTCCGAGCCCCTGCTCAAGGCGATCACCTCCGCGCTCACCATCGGCTATCTGCGTCCGGTGCTCGAGGCCGAGGGCATGGATCCCGAGGAGGCGATGAACTTCGCCATCGGCGCGGACACCTCGCAGCTGCGCATGCGCCCGAACCGCTCGAAGGAATCGATCGAGCTGCACGCGATCGGCGAACTCAAGGCGGAGACGATGCGCCGCGAGAACGGCTTCACCGAGGAGGACGCACCCGACGACGAGGAGCGCCGCGACACCCTGATCCGCCGGGTGGCCTCCGGGTCTGCCTCGCCCGAGCAGGTCGAGGCGGCGCTTCGCCTGCTCGGCATCCAGATCGTCACCGTTGCCGGCGACGACATGCGCGAGACGCCCCCCGCGCCGTCGATTGCAGACCACCCCGAGACAGGGATCCCGGAGGAGACCGTGGCGGCCGCCGAGCAGATGGTGTTCCGCGCGCTCGAGCGAGCCGGCAACCGTCTCAAGAACAGACTCGGCGGCAAGACCGCGGAGCGAGTGGATGCCGTCGCGCTGTACCTGCGGATGCCGGAGATCACTGCGACCGAAGCGGGTCTGTTGCTGGAGGATGCCTGGAGTTCCTGTACGTGGACCGACCACGGCGTCGAGCCCGCCGCATTGGAGCATGCGCTGAATGCGTACACCACCGCGTTGCTCGTGCAACGGGCGGCGCATGATCGAGAGTTGCTTCGCACCTACTTGGCCGACATCCCGACGACGAGGCATCTGGTCGCGATATGAAGTCCGCGAACTTCGCCGCACAGCGTCGCACTCGCCTCGAGCGAGCGGACGAGGAGCTGCACGACACCGTGCGGCGCGGGCTGGACGATCTCATCGACGGCCAGGAGAACTGGGCCGCCGACATCATCTCCGACGCCGCAGTGCTCTGGATGGAGGTCTTCGAGGCCGAAGCCCCGGAGGCGAACCGCGGCATCGCGCTGGCGAGGTTCCGCCGGGAGATCGCGAAGTCGCTGGACAAGACGGCGACTCCCACGGACGACGGCTTCGACGTCAGCGTCGACCGGGTCACCAAGTGGCTCTCGACCTACACGGTGAACAATGCGACGGTGGCCGGCGCCCTGCGTCGTGGCGTCAAGTTCAAGCGCTGGGTCGACATGAACGACTCGCATGTGCGCGAATTGCACAGCGTCACCGATGGACAGATCGTTCCTATCGGTGGGACATTCGACGTAGGCGGATATGAGCTTGCCTACCCGGGGCAGCCCATCGGCCCGCCCGAGATTTGGGTATCCTGCCGCTGCGTGGCGCAGCCGGCCGCACGAGATGGAGAGATCATGAGCGGGACCACCTACACGATCGGCCCCGACGACGAGATCGACGAGAACCCGGACGTGGTGCTCGGCAGTGACGCGTTCGCGATGACCGACGACCCCTTCCCGGGCGAGGAAGAGGGCGACGGCATCCATGTCGACGAAGACGTGGCATCCGGCGCTGTGGTCGAGTGGATCGACGAAATGGGCACCCGCTACTACGGCCCGTTCGACACCGCCGAGAACGCACAGCGCTGGATCGAGTCGGAGAACTCGCCCTTCGACGGCGAATCCCGCGTCATCGAAATGGTCGAAGTGCCCAGTTCCGAGGTCGTGCAGGCGGCGGCTGTCGTCGACGAGGAGGACATCGCCGTGGAGCCCGCCGACGAGGGGGAGCTGCCTGACGAGGATGAGGAACTCATCACCGAGATCCCCGTGCACGGCATCCTCGCTCCGGAGGGCGTGCCCACCGGCGACGGCCGGATGTTCGCGCTGGATGCGCTGAGCACCCGCGACCTGCCGGTGCCACTGCTCTACGAGTACGTGCACAGCCACGGCGGGGACACGTCGATGACGTCCACCGTCGGCCGGGTCGACGAGGCCTGGCGCGATGAAGCCACGAACATGTGGCGCTGGCGCGGCGCGATCGCGCTCTCCACGCAGTACGCGCAGGAGGCGATCGACGGCATGGTCAACGGCATGGTCCGTGGCGTGTCCATCGACGGCGATGCCGCCGAGGTCGAGGTGCAGGAGATGGAAGAGGGCGACGAGATCGACCTTCTGGAACTGCTCATGCCGAGCGAGACGGTGTTCTCGAAGATGCGCGTGGCCGGACTGACGATCGTTCCGATCCCCGCATTCCAAGAGGCGTATATCTCGCTGGGCCACGACTTCCAGGAGGACCTGTCCGACGAGCAGCTCGCCGCGCAGGACGCGGCGCTGCAGGCGTGCGGCTGCATGACCGACGAGTACCGCGAATCAGATGCCACGCTGGCCGCCATCACGGCGGCGGCCGACAAGATGCGGGCTGACTACGCCTTCGCGCCCGGCACGCACGACGGACATGTTGGTACACTTGAGGCATGGAATGCTCAGTACCGGACTGCGGTGGGACTGCCGAGAAGCGAGGCTGGTGCGGCAAGCACTACCGGCGCTGGCAGCGCCACGGCGATGTCCTCGCGACCTCTCGTTCCTTCTGGCTCCCCGGCATCTTCGACACCCGACCCGACGATGACGAGTGTTGGGACTGGCCGGGGTACGTCGACGGCACCGGCTACGGGCGCGTCACCGTTGCTCGGGGGAATCGCGCTCCGGCTCACCGAGTCGTTTACGAACGCCGCGTCGGACGAGTCCCGGATGGACTCGTTCTTGACCACCTTTGCCGCAACCGCAGGTGCGTCAATCCCCGACATCTCGAACCTGTCACCGTCCGAGAAAACAATGCTCGGGGCGACGGCCCTTACGGCGGCACTCGCCGCCTATGCCGGGCTGGACTTCACGACGTCACAGACCCTGGTGCGTGGGAGTCTTGGGTCCAAGGCGGGCGTACTCGTCGCACCTGTAGGCAGTGTGCTGTCGAAGGACGTGCGCGACGCCGTGCTGAACGCCGCGAAGGTGTTCGGCCCAACCAGTAACCCCACGACCCATGACGGCCCCGGCTGGATCACCGACCCGATCCCGACCCAGCGGATCCGCAACTACTGGACCAAGGGCGAGGGCGCCGCGAAGATCAAGTGGGGCGCCCCCGGCGACTTCAACCGCTGCCGGACGCAGCTGGCGAAGTACGTGGAGAACCCGGACTGGCTCGCCGGCATGTGCGCCAACATGCACTACGAGGCGCTCGGATTCTGGCCGGCACAGCACCGAGGCAAGCTGAGCGCCGCGCTGGTCGCGTCGGCCGGCGCCCCAATCGCACGGCTCGTCGAGCCCGAGCATGAGGTCTACCCAGCGGCGTGGTTCGCGAACCCGAATCTCGATCGGGCCACGCCGCTGCGGATCGACAAGGAGAACCGTCGGGTCTACGGGCACGTCGCGGAGTGGGGCACCTGCCACATCGGCATGACCGGTATGTGCCAGGACGTGCCGCACACGAACACCGACTACGGCTACTTCAAGAAGGGCCTGATCGACACCGACGAGGGCGACGTGCCGGTCGGCTGCCTCACCTTCGGCGGACACGCCTCGGCGCGCTCGCGGATGGCGGCGGCCAGCGACTACTACGACAAGCCGGATGCCGTGCGGGCGTTCGTGAACGTCGGCGAGGACTCCTTCGGGATCTGGTTCGCCGGCATCATCCCGCCGGACGTCACCGACCAGGACATCGACAAGATGCGCGCGATCGGCGCAGTCTCGGGCGACTGGCGCGAGGTGCGCGGCAACCTCGAGCTGATCGGCGTCCCGATCGTGAACAGCCCCGGCTTCCCAATCCGCGCGCTCGCGGCATCTGCCGGCGTCCT